TTACCGCTCTTATTCACTACTATGCAAGGGTATTTTAAAGATATATTAGATGGCGGTTGTAGATATACGTTATTACAGAATATCTTTAATAGATCGTAGAGCTCGTCCCAATCACCCATTCCACATACCCCCTATACTTAACGTTAGTCGGGGTCTTCGCACCTCTACACCAGTGACTTTCCATTTATGACCGTCTATTTCAACCCATTTAATATTGTAGTAATTACGGAAGGCGTAAGCGTCTCCTACTACAGATATACGATGATTGAGGGACACATCATCGTTAACTCCGTCACTGTTTCTCGTTGACGAAGATTGTGAGATTATGTCCCCTTTCATCTTTCTAGGAACCTCTAGCTGTTTCCATATTCCTGGGCTGGTTTCTATATCCTCAGTATAACCTACGTTTCCTGAGAATCTAGCCATGTATTACTCGCCTGATCCTTCAGTACCTGCTTCTCCAGCCTCGCGGTCTGCTTGTCGCTTACCCCAAGTCATACCACCTTGTTCATCGTTCGCACTAGTACCTTTAGTAGTGTGTAGACGGATTGCTGATTTAGGAAGCGTTAGAGCTCCAGATAGACGAGTCTCAATTAAGTACTTGTACTGGTTAAAGTCGATATCGAAGTCGTCAAAGTTAGTGATTTCTCCACCTTTAGCAGCACCAATCTGATAGTCTTTAAGATTAACAATAATAGCACCTTTACCTACCATGAACGAAGTTGGAATAATCTCATTGACTCCTAGTCGAGTTGCGATTGACGCGTTTGAAGGGATGTCTCCGAATAAGAATCGTCCGTCAGTACCTTTCAATAGTTTAACCTGCGCTAGAACTGTTGGGTCGATATATAGATCTGGCATTCCTGATCCACGGTATTCTGACATTGCTAAGATAACGGCCTCTACGAAATCTTCTGGACCACTGTATTCTTTCTGGATAACAAAGAACTCGTGATCAGAGATCACAGGACGGATCTTAGATTCATCAATCTTGTCTTCGTCGTCAAAGTCTCGACCATCACCGACTAGAATAGCCCGAGCGATCTCCTCTTCTAACATCATTCGCATTTCACGGTTCATGAACGCGACGACATTAAAGTCTGTGATATCAATAATATCATCTCTGTCTAGTTTTTGCTTCTTGTAGATAGTAGTAGGACCTGTCTCTCGCTTGATAAGGCTGAAGAACTCTTCTTTCTTAAAGTTACCTTTGATATAACCTTTAGCTCTAGCCTCCTCTTCAGTTAAGTCGGCCATTAGTGTTCTAACTCTCGAGAACGGTGACTTTGAAGTCTTATTAAGGATTTGCTTATACGCTGTATTCGGGTCCTTATAGATAATTGGTGTATTTCCATTAGTAGGATGTGCTGCTTCAGGGAATAACATCTCGATAGAGTTAATCCCGTGTTTTAAAGTATCAGATTCCCCATTGTCTGCTAGTACGTCTTTTAGAGAAGATGCTTTAGTATCCATTGCGGTTTTAATAGCCTCGTTAAAGCTGTGAAGCATAATGTTTTGGTCGTTATTTGTACCGTTTTGGTTAAATACGTTTTGTTTCAATTCTCCCTCGTCCCCTTCTTTAGTATCTTCGTCATCGTCGCCTATAGCCATTCCTACTAGCGCATATAACGCTTCTTGCTGTTCGTCAGTCATGCTGTCAATAATTTCACCTATTGTCTTGTCCTCTTTTTCTGATTGTTCGTTTTTCTCACTCACTTCTTCTCCTCCTTCTTTATGAGTAATTACGTCTTCTGGTGTGTGAATTAGCGTTCCTGGATAAATGATACCCTCTTCTTCGTCAGCTCCCTCTTCGGAATGTCTAACGACCGAGTCAATCATAGCTCCTGGGTTAGCTCCTGATAATACTAGACTTACTTCGTAGATCGAACCATGGATAACGTTATTTCCTGAGCGTTTAATCTTTCGTGCCCCGATAGACATGGACGATATGTCTCCGTGTCTAACTAGTTCTTTAGCGCTCTGTGCCTCCTCAGTATCGTTGAAGAAACCATAGCCGTATACTCCCAGTTCCTCGTTTTTTAGCTCAACATGACCTAGAACGTTTTTTGGAGAGCTATATTCATGGTTCCATACTAAGGGTACTTGCTTACCATCATTACTCTTGAACGCATCGTGCTTGATTGTTACCCCATCAGCACATAGAATATCGTTCTTTGTTACCCATCCTGCAAAGTCGTACTGCCTCTTACTCATCTGTGTTGGTCGCCTCCTATTATAGTTATTTCACACATTTAGATTAATAATCAGGGGACGTGATCGACCCAATAATAACCCTTTTGTATTCATTTTGACGGAAACTACTCCTCTCCTTTATCGTCCGGCTCTTCGTCTTCTGTCTTAGGAACAGGGACTTTTGGAGACGGATTGCCCCCGGCTTGCTTATCGTTAGGCATGTTAGGATTAAACAGCTGATCTGCTTTTGGATCGTTTGAAGGCCTGAATCCTACGATCTTACGCATCTCGTTAGATGTGGCAATCTCATTACGTATAAACACCTCTCCTAGATTAGCTATTGCCTCTATAGGGACCATCTTGAACATGTCTCTATAGTAAGTGATCTTATGACCCTGAGTACGTGCTGTCTTAGTTATGAACTTTCTATTAAACTCCGAAACTATATTGTCGACTATTGGGTCTATGGTGCGAGAATAATACGTTCTTAACTCCTCTTCTTTAGCTGTACCGTTAAAGATGTTTTCGGTCAGACCTAACTGGTTATAGAACTCGGTATTTAAAGCAGCAATACTCTCAGGTAGTTGTGAGTTTAATGGTCTATTTAGCTGGTGTATATTCTCGGTACCGTCTATATAAGCTATACCGTTTCTACCTCCTGCTAGCTGCTCTTCTATATCTTTAATTCGTTCTATAGCTTTCTGCTTCTGTAGATCAGTCTTGACTGCGTAAGGGACACTTATTAATAGATCTAGTCGTCTCGAGGATGCTAACTCGTCTACATCGTCTAACTGTCTTAGTTTCCGAACCAACCTCTTAAGTGTAGAGTTTTCATCGTTAACGACAGCATATAGGGGGTTTTCTATAATGGCTACATATTTCTTCTCTAAGAATAACCTCTCATTCATACCAGTCTTATCGTTATATAGTTCGACCTCTACATTTCTCGGAAACCATTGGGTTACCTTACCTACCCTAAGGGAGTTAATATCATACCCTCCTGTCCTTTCGGGAGAGAGCGTTGTTTCTACTGGGACTACTGCTACAACTCCTTCATCAAACATGGAATATGCAAGATCCTGGAAGAATTGTATGTGGGTTTGGTCTATGTTGGCCTCTACCGACAAACATTCGTGCAGTCCTGTCTTGAGTATTTCCTCGTCCTCGTTGACGGGATTTACTTTAACATGTTTAAACTTCGTCATAGATACGTCGATCGCTATTCTGTTGAATATGGACGCTTTATACGAAGCTGCGTTGAAGGAGGACACTCCTCGGTGTGTGGGTCTAGATGACGATACTTCTAAGTTACGCATCCGTCTTCTATCATCCCCTGTAAATGCGTCCCAGGCATGTTTAATTCGGTCTGTTACTTTCATTCGAACGCCTCCTGGAAACGTTTATAAGCAACCCATGCATCTAATAGAGCGGCGACGTTGTCTATTTTCTCACTATCCCGCTTCTTAGATAACTTTCGGTTACCGTTAGTATCTTCGATCGCTATAGCGTTACCCATAGCGAACTTCATTAACTCTTCATCAAACAATAGTAATCTTTCAGAAGCCAGATGTCCAAGTTCTCCAAGGGGTACGGATTCTGTCCTACTTCCCTGTCTAACAATTGTGACACCGTAGTCTCCATGTTCTTTTATCCACATGTCCACAAGATCCTTAGCGTTATACGGATCATATCCGAAAGATATAACTGTATATTGTCTTTCCTGTATATGTCTATCTAGGTCTCTATAAACATCCACCATGTCTAGAATCGCTCCATCCATGACTACTAGAGCGCCTTCGTCTATAAACTCTTGATACTTATTGCGCATTGCCTTATCTAGTTTCCTAACTTTTAATTCTGAAACATATGATCTAGTCTTAACCCCGAACGCTCCATTACCTAGAGGAAATAGAAATGTAAATGCCGTGAAGTCATCTCCTTGAGAGAGGTCTGCTCCCATTGAACATACCATGTTATCGAAATTCTGAGGCGGGTGTACGAGTGTGTCCTCGTATGTAAAGAAATAAGACGCTCCCTCTACTGGTATTCCAAATCTTTTAGCCAGAATATCATTGCGTTCAGANGGGACAGCTTCCATTCTCTTTACTTCCTTCTCGTACGTTTCGTATGACACTGTGGCTCCTAAATTAGGATTGGCTTTTAGCCATAATTCCGGGTAG